GTGGCGGACTGGGCCGCACTGTCGGCGGTGGCCTTCGCCTGCGTCGCCACGCTCGAAGCGTTCGAGGCGGTGGCCTTGGCGTTGGCCGCGTCGGTCTTCGCGGTGGAAGCGTCCGATTTGGCGGAAGCCGCGTCGGACTTGGCCGCATTGGCCGAAGCGTTGGCCGTATTGGCCAGTGTCTCCGCATTGCCAGCCGTCTTCTTCGCGCTTTCGGCGGCGGCGTTTGCTGCGTTGGCGGCATCCTTGGCCTGACCTGCGGTAGCGGTGGCACTCTTGGCGGCGGCGGTAGCAGCGTTGGCGGTATCCTGCGCTGTCTTCGCCGCACCATTGGCCGTGTCAGCCGTGCCCTGCGCGTTTTTCGCTGCGGCAGCGGCGTTCTCGGCAGTCTTCTTGGCGTCGGTGGTCTTCGCGGCGTTGTCCGCGATATCCGACTTCGCCTTGGAAATTTCGTCCGCGTTCTTCTCGACATCGGCATAGCCGAGATGGTTCCAATTCGAGCCATCCCACACCAAGGTGTCAATCACGCGATCGGACAATGGCACGAGCACGGAAGGAGAATTATTCGGAGCGCCCTGCCAGTACGTATAAAAGTCCGCGAGCAGTGAGGGGCTGTTGTTCTTCTCCCCCTTCCAGCGCGTCCAATACTTCTGGGTCTTGAGCCACAGGTCACCGACGATCAGCCCTTTGGAGGCGTCCGGCATGCCAGGCCCACGGAAAGTATGGTTCTTGCTATGGGCTTCGGCATACGCCTGCGCCGCCGACTCCTTCGCCTTGCTGATCTCGCCGTTCGCCGTGGTCAGGTCGCTTTTGGTCTGCGCGATGTCCCTCCGCGCCTGCGACAGGTCGGATTGCGCCTGCGAGAGCGTCTGATTCGCCGTGTCAAGACCAGTCTTATTCGCCTGAATGTCCTTCTGCGCCTGCGACAGCTTCGCCGTATTATCCCGCAACGTGGCGTTCGCCGTACCGATGGCCGACTGGTTCGACCTGATGTCAGACTTCGCAGCTTCAAGATCCTTCGCCGTGGCAGCCTGCGCGGCCTGATTCGCGGCGATATCCTTCTGCGCCTGCGACAGTTTCGCCGTATTGTCCTTCAACGCCGTCTTGTTGTCAGCCAAATCCTGCTGGATTCGCTTGACTTCCTCCGGCGACACCGCAGAAGCAACCGTCACTGAAGCGACTGCCGACCAGTCGGAACGGTTGCCCGCATGGTCGACCGAACGCAAGGCGTAGGAGTGCTGGGAGCCCGCCGTCAGTCCGGTGACGACGTAGTCGCCCTGCCCGGACTGGGTGGCGCTGATGACGGTCATGCCGGACGCATTGACGCCCTCGCCGACCTCAATATGGTCGAAGTCCGATTCCATCGACGCGCCACTGCTTGTCTTGCCATCCCAGTGGACGGTCACCACGCCAAGCTCGGACGACAATACCGGCTTCGACGGTACGGAGCATGGCGTCACGTCCGATTCGACGGTGGCCACGACAGTTTCAGACCATTCGCCGAGCTTGTCCGAATACGTCGGCACGGCCCTGACGCGCACCTCGATTTGCGTGCCGCAATCCAATCCGCCGAAACCAAGCTGCGTCTTATCAGTCGTGCCGGCCGAATGCCAAGGCGCACCATCCACGTGCCTGCGCCACTCAATGGCGTAATTGCTGATCTCGATGGCGGTGTTATTCGTGGCCTGTGTGACAGCGCTCCACGATGCTGTGGCCAGACCGTGGGCGTACCCGTCAGACCCGATATATGCGTCTGTCTGCACCACAAGCCCAAGCGGAGCCTTCGGCACGCGATGGTCACGGTCAGAGGCGGTCGTGCCGCCCTCGCTACCGGCCAACGCGGCACCACCGGTGATGCCCTTGATCTTCTTCGCCTGACGCACGGAAGCGTCATACTTGATGTCATTCAGCGCGATTGAGCAGGATAGGCCCTCATTCTGGCGCATGCTCAGGTCGATTTCCTGCACGCGCACCTTCTCGCCGTGGCTGACGGTGGGTGCGGTGATCCAGTCTCCGGCATGATAGTCGATGAGCGGCAGCGCATCCACCTGATTGACGATGAGATCGCGCGTGTACTGGCCACGCACTCTCGCAGCATCATCCAAAGTGCTCTGCATGAATGCCTGCGCGGTGTCCTTGTCGGACACGCCACCCTGCGAGCTATAGGATTCCCACTTGCCCCAAGGCGTCGGAGCAGCCGGATTGTCCATGCGGAAAAGCAGATTATTGTCGCCCTCCACGAGAATCGTCGACGCGAGATCGCTGATGCTCTCCTCGTATGGAGCCTCGCCGATGTCACGGGCAAGCCGGAGCACGACCTGCTTGCTCAGGTCGCGGCTCAACGCCGTGCTGTCCGCATTCCACATTTTCAACGTGCGCCCGCTGGTGCGCCAGTCGCAGCCGCCACCATTGACAAGAGATGACAGGATCGTCTGCAGATCCGTGCCGAGGCTGTAGTAAAGCGTGTATTTCCTCGCCCATGCCGTGCCGCCCGCGTCCTTCGCCGTATCGAAGCCGAGCGTCAGACCGGTGGCCACGCCACCACGCATCTTGTTTTCGTCCAACAGCGTCTTGAGGATCACACCCGGATTAGACGAGTAGAAGGGCCTTTTGCCCTTGTTGTCGCCGTCCGTGAGAAGATGGCTGGAATCATTGTTCTCGGCCTTGCTCAACAGCCAGCTTATCGACTGGCCGGAATAGGTGACGGTGCGAGTCCGGTCGTCGGTCTTGCCGGAGCGGCCCGTGATGACGAAACGTGCGTTGTCCGGCTCCTTGTAGCCGGTTCCGTCCGACACCTCCACGGCCACTTCCAGACCGTCCGTCAGCTCTCGGTCGAACGCCTGCGCGTCACCGGAAAGCATGGAATATTCAATGCTGATTGCGCCGTCATCATCGTGGAGCATCGAGGCGCTGAAGCTCACCGGCTCCGCAAGGACGCCGATTCGCTCGCCGAAAGGCCTGTAGGCCACGAGACGAGCATGAAGGGACTTTGCCATAAATCACTCCCAGGATTGCAAAAACCGGCAGACCACCTTGTCGGTGCCGCCGGTCTGTCTGATATCGAGCCGATAGTCGCCTGAATCGATCGCGGGCCACACCTGCAACGGCTCGGTAGTCCAGTCGATGCCATTCGACGCATCCGTACCACCGGACCATGCGTCGGCATTGGCCGCCGTCCACGCCTTGCGATTGGCTGCATCGACGAAGAGATAAGGTCGTGAGGCGTCACGTTTGCCGCCCCACATGAGATTCGTTCCACTCGCCGGATCCGCGATGGTAACGCCAGTGGCGGCACCGAAGCGCAATACCAGCGTGGTGATGGGCGCGTCGGAGAGCCAGCCGTCGGGAAGCGTGTCGAAAAGCATGGACGGCGAAGCATTCGGCAACCCAGTCCAGCGCGTCCAATACCCCTTGCCGCTCGGCTTGGAAACCCCGCCCGGCAGCAGCCTGCCGCCCGACGCGGCCAACGTCGCCTCCTGCCATTGCGTGCCATGCCAAAACACGTCCGGCAACAAAAACACAGCGGTCATGACGCGCAGATCACGGAACGGCCTCTCATCATCGTCCGGCTCGCAGCTCGTGCACACGACGCGAGTGACCATGCTGCGCGACCTGCCGTCCTCCGTGGTCTCCACCCTGCCGAGCGTGAGCTTCGCAGCAGACAGGCACATGGCGCGGAAGCGTGCGATCCGCGCATCGGAATCCGCGCCCCACGCCGCGACCTTGATGGTCAGCTCCGGCGCGTCCAGCACCGGAATCGAGGAGCCTACGATGACGCCGCTGCGTCCGCTCACCTGCACCGTGTCAACGATCGGCGACAGCGACGTGTAATGCGTAGTGCCGACGATGACGCGGATCCGCTCGGAGTCGAGCGGCTGGCCGTTGAGCGAATAGCTGACCTTCATTCGGATTCCTTCCGATTACCATTGCGGCATGGCCGCGGTCTGCAGCTTCTGCTGCGTGGAAATGCTCGTCGGAGCGATCGCAGGATAATTGAACGTCTGCGTGATGTTCGTCACGCTCCCACCATTGCCGTAGGCTGCAGCGTTAACGCCACGCGAGGCGTTGGCGACGCCGACGGAATACGAGGCGTCCTGCGACGGCAGGATGCCGGTCAATCGTCCGGCAGCCTTCCTCACCTTCGACGCGCTCTCGTCGATGCCGACGGCCATGCCCTCGCCGATCATCTCGCCGACCTGATCGCGGAACACTCGCGACGGTGAATGGATGCCAAGCTTGCGTTTAACCCAGTTCAATGCGTTGTCGGCCGCGTTGACAGCGGCGGTCACGAGTCTGCCTGCCGCGCCTGCGATGCCGGTCGCGATTCCGGTGATGATATTCAGGCCGACGCTAAACCAGTTGGCCGACAGGAACCCGTGCATGATCTGGCCGACCATGCCGGGAATGGCTCCGATAAGCCTTGGCACCGACGCTATGAAGCCGTTGGCCAGTGCGCCGAGCAGCTGCACGCCAGCCTGCAGGATCTGCGGGAGACGATTGATGATGCCGCCGACAAGCTGGCCGATGAGGATTGGGGCCTTGCCTACCAAGTCGGGCAGGGCGTTGATGAGGCCCTGCGCCAGTCCGAGGATGAGCTTCAGGCCGCTGTCGATGATCTGCGGCAGGTTGTCAAGGATGCCTTGCACGAGGTTGAGGACGGCGTTGATGCCGATGGGGATGAGCTGCGGCAATTGGGCCGACAATCCGTCCAGCAGCGTCGTCAGCACGATGACAGCCGTGGAAGCGATCTGAGGCAATGCCTGCACGATGCCCTGCAAGAGGTTCGTGACCATCGTCAATCCGGTTTGCAGGAACGACGGCAGGCTCGACGTGACCCACGACTGGAACTGAGCGAGCAGTTGGGGCAGGCTCGTCGTAATCCATGTCGTCGCGCTGGTCAGCAGCATCGTGCCGAGCTGTCCCAACGCTCCGAGCACCGGCGGAAGGATCTGCATGACCAATGCCGGCAGCGTGCTGCCCAATGAGGAAAACAGTTGCGGCAGCGCGGCAGTGATGCCGGTGATGATCTGCGCGATGCGCGGACCCACGTTCTCGATGACCGTGCCGACCGAATCTACCAGCTGCTTGGTCAATCCGTTGATGTCGGCATTGTCCTTGCCAAGCTCCGCCAGCCAGTTCTGCCATGCGGCCTTCATCATGCCGACGGAACCCTCGATGGTTGTCGCGGCCTCCTTGGCGGTAGTGCCGCTGATGCCCATCTGCTCCTGCATGATGTGGATGGCCTGCACCACGTCGGAAAACTTGTCGATGGACAGGTCGCCCATCTCCCCGTTCGCCTGCTTGACCTTGTTCGCGTCCTGGATCAGACGCTCCATCTCGGATTTCGTACCGCCGTATCCGAGCTTCAGGTTGTCGAGCATGGCGTAGTTGCCGCGCGCCAGACTCTGGTAGGTCTGTTGGATGGACTCGATGTTGGTGCCCATCTTGTTGGCGTTGTCCGACATGTCGACCATGGCGGTATTGCCGAGTTCAGCGGCCTTCGCAGTGTCGCCGCCGAGCGAGCTGATCAGCGAGGCGGAAAAGCTCGTGACCTGCGTCATGTACTCGTTGGCGCTCACTCCGGCTGTCCGGTACGCTTCCGCAGCGTATTTCTGCACGGTGCCCGAAGCGTCCTTGAACAGCGTGTCCACGCCGCCGACGGCCTGCTCGTAGGTGGCGTATGCGTCGAGAGCGCTCTTGCCGACTCCGGCCAAAGCAGCGACCGCGGTGCCAACGCCAGCCAGTCCGACCGTGGCGACGCCCTTCAACGCGCCGACGGCCTTGCCCGACATGGAACTGATCGCATTCCATGCGGTGTCGGCTCCGCTTTTGAGCTTGGAGCCTATCGCCGACGCGGCACTGCCGGCGGCTCCCGGAATCTGCGACAGCACGCTGCCGACCGCGCCGCCGACGTTACCGAGATAGCCGCCGATGGCATTGCTGACGTTTTTGAAAGGCGCTGGGATCCTTGCCGCGATGGCCGAGCTCATCGACTGAAACTTTGCAGACAATGGCGCGGTGAGACGTGTGGCGGTGGATTGCATGGCAGCGCCGGCAGCGTTCATGCCGTCGCGGGCTTTCGTGGCGATGCCGGAGAACGTCGACGTTGCCGTGTTTTTGACCCGTCCGAACGCGCCGGTCACTGGCTGGATTATCGCCGAACCAAGATTCTTGAACGCCGTTCCGAGCGAACCGCTGCTGGAGGCGAGATTGTCCTGCGCGTCCTTAAGCGCCTTCTGCGCATCCTTCAACCGATTCTCGGCCTGCGTCGCCCGGTCGGTCATGGTGGACAGTTTCAGCCGTGCCTGTTCGAGCCTGATGGTCGCGGCCTCGGCCTGCGTGCTGCCCTCACCATGCTTGGCAATGGCATTGGCGACGCTCTCCTCGGCGGCACGCACCTGATTCGCCGCCGACCTCTGCTGGAGCATGGCCTGACGGTATGCGGCCGTGGATTTCGCCACGTCACGCTCGTAGGATTTCAGCACGTCCGCACTGAAATCGTTCGCCGACTGTTTGAAACCGTTTTTGAACGCGCGTCCGAACAGTCCACCGCTTTTGCCGCCGTTCATGCTTGAATCGAAGGTCTTCGACGCGGCCTTGCCGCTCGCGCCGACCTCCTTGTTGACCGCGCTGCGGAACCCTTTCATTGAAGGGAAAACGCTGATGTGCGCGGAACCGAGTTCGCTGCCGAACGCCATGCGGCACCTCCACTATTCAGTTTTGTCCAAATCAGTCCTCGTAGAGCGTCTGGAATACCGGGCTCATGCCCTTGGTCTGTTCGCGCAGCCGTGCGCGTTCGGCTTTTTCCCTGTCAGCCTGCAATCGTTTCGCGAGCGAATCGAAAGGTTTCGGATACTCGTCGCTGCCAAGCGCGTAGACGACCGGTATCTCACCCCACCGGGCCGGATAATCCAAGCCGTTGAGTTCCGCGCCCGTATAGGTCGACGGATCGCCGATAATCTGCTCGAGGAGCGCTATCGCGTCGCCGTAGCGGAGTCTGCCGCCAAGATCGGCCTGCAGACTCCACCCATGCGTCGTGAAATCGGCTCGGATCACGCTCCCGTGTTCGGCGAGCTGGCGGGAGAACCATTGGATTTTCCCAGTGAGGCGCCCTGCGCGCGTACCACCGCGTCGCCATAGTCGGACAGGAGGTTGAACACGACCTGCACCGGTTCGCCGTTCAGCGCTTTCGCCTGTTTGTCTCCGGCGAAAGCGCTCAGAATGCGTTTGAGCTGTTCGACGCTTTCCGTGTCATCGGACGTGTTCGACAGTCTGGTGAAATCGTCGATGCTCATCGACAGTGGAAGCTTGTATGTGCGTCCGCCGGGCACGAGCGCCCAATACACATCGCCCTTGATGATGTGGCGCACCTTGTAGTTCTGCGCGATGGAGGCGAACGCCTCCTCGTCGTTTTTTTCCGTCCACTGGTCGAAATCCTCGACGGTCGGTTTGAAGTCGGTGGAAGTTGAAGTCATTGTCTTGTCCTATCTGCTTTTCGCCTGCCTGCCGTGGAAAAAGAAGATTCCCGGACCGCGCAGACAGGCGAGATGGGCGGTCCGGGAAGATTTTCGTCCGCCGGTCAGGCGGTGCGTGCGGTGACGGTGACCGTCAGATCGGGTGAGGTCACGCCGTCATAGGTGGCGTTGATCCTCGCGCTCCCGGCCTTGACGGCGGTGAGCGTACCGCCATCGACGGTCGCCACGCCTGCATCCTTGGATGCGAACATGGCCTGTCCGGTCACGTCCACGGTGGTCTTGTCCACATGGGTGGCGACGGCCTTGAGCGCGAGCTTCGCGCCTTGGACGACCGACGGCCTCGTATTGCCGTCAGCCGAGGTCACGGCCACCGCCGTCACGCTTTTGGGTCGTACCAGCTTTCGATCCAGCGCGTGTTCGGATGCTCCG